AAGGTGCGGTTTTTTGTGCGGGGGTGCGGGTGTCTTTGGGCTTTTTGCCGCTGGCATCGCACCCGCCGATGTAACAGATGCCGATGCTCTCGTGGTTATGCCCCTCGACGTGGGCGGGGATGAGGTTTACGTCTCTGCCTTCGTGGACGGATCCGTCGAGGTAGATGACGTAGTTGTAGCCTATGCCTTTAAAACCTCGTGCGCGGTGCCACTGGTCGATGTCGGTTACGGTGAAGGCTTTGCCTTCGGGGGTGGCTGAGCAGTGGACGACGAGGTAGGTGATTTGTCGGGTGGATTTTTTTAAGTGTATCATATTATTTTTCAATTCTTATTTTTCCTAAGGTGATTGTACTACCATTAGCAAATAGACTCTTATATAAGGGGGTATCTTCTTCTAAAATACCTTTGTCTAAGGTAAGGGTAATTTGGTCGCCAAAGTCACTATCAGATATTTCGTCTGCTTTGACATCTATGGTTATTGTAGTTTCTTGATCTGTGGCTGAGACCCAGCTGTTACTCATATCTATAAGGGTACTTCCTACGAAGAGATTACATTTTTTTAGGTCATTTTGATATTTGCCCCAAAATGTCTTATTAGCAGGAGTCACACTCACATTTAGATATATAGAAGGATCATCCATTGTGAAAAAAGTACGCCCTTCCTCTTGAAGTTGTAGAGAGAAAGTAGTTGGAGAAGGTGCTACCACCTTCTTACGTTGGCTTACTATAAAATTGATAAAGGTACTCATTTTATTGTACATTATTAATGATTACAATAGCATTCCTAAAGCCTTCTTCTCCATAAATGATTACAGCTGCTGTTGATCCTACACCTGTTAATTCTGTTATGTTGTTTGCATATACAATTTGTTGTATATTTAAGAAGTTGAAGGTAATTGAGGATGCAATAGAAGACACAAAAGAGAGGTATGTTTTGCCTAACAATTTACCATCAATTGTAATGTCAGTTGGGTTGTTAATAAGCATCACTCTACCTTTTTGAGATTCCTTCAAATCTCCCTGACCAGCAAAGATCTCAACGATTTCTTTCATATCATCCACATACCACTTCGGAGTAGCATCATCACGATCTTGTGGGTTGCCTATTGATTTAAGTCGTCCCCCTTTGTTATCTAAGCCATCAATGTTGTTTAAATCATTGATGTTGTGGGTATGCCTGAGCAGTGCATAACGTCCGTCGAGGTTTACGGTGATGGGGGTACCATCGGAGCGGTTACCTGTAAGGACGCCTGTGGTAGAGTCAAACTCTAAGGAATTGAGTTTTACATCGGGACCTGCACCACCGCCTGTGATGTCTACAAAAGGGGCTGTAAGGACTTCTCCGTTCTTGAAGGTGAGGGTGATGGTTTTGTTTGCCTCGCCTGTTACACTCATACTTACGGCTCGCCACTTTTCATTCTCTGCATTACGAGCTTTTTCCTCATCGGTGTAATCGTTGCTGCTTAAGCCTTTGCCGTCCTCTTTATTGACTTTTTTGTCAAAGAGGGCTTTGTGTGCCTGTGTATCGGTGAGGTGGTTGTTAATCATATCAGCATTAGCGGTGTTTTCGAGGGCTGATTTAAGCCCTTCTACACTGTCAATGGGTATCTTTTCGTCTTTGTGCCAGAAGCTATCTAACCACGCCCAAAATTGGCTTTGGGTGGGTTTCTTGAAGTTGGAGAACCAACCTTTGAGGGTTTCTTTTGCTGTTGCCATTTTTATTTGGTCATTAGAGGTTAGTGATTAGGAGTTAGTCGTCGAATCCTACAAATTGAATAAATTTTACTACACGTGAGGGCTGGATATTGTTGTGGGGCTTGTTACCACCTTCGTACTCAATAAAGGTATTCATATAGGCAGCATTGATCTCACGGCGTTCACCTACACGAGTACCTCTTTGGTCGAAGGATACTTGAGGATTGTCGTCGGGGTCACCACCGTCATCATTCGATAAGTAAAAGCGCCCATTTACATTGTGCTTGTGACTTGGGATTTCGTTGACTGTTAGGGTTACCTGTTTCTCTCCTACAATCCTGTCTATTTGGCTAAATCCTACATATAAAGGATTGCCATCTTGGTAATCATTGGGGTCGTGCCCTACAGGTACACAGCCTTTCAATCCTGTATATTCTATCCAGCCTTTTGGGATTTCATTATGAGGTCTACCCCATATTGCTATAGTGCCAATGGGAAGGGTATCCTTAACACGCTTCTCTAACTTGGCAATGCGAGCGATGACGGCGGTTAAAGGGTCAATGCGCTTGAAGTCTGCCCAAAGGTAACCATCAGGCGAGTTGCCAAAGGTAGCGTATCGGGTGTGCTCTACATCTTTGCTGGTGCCGTCCTCAAAGGGTAGAGAGGTGACGTCTTCTCTTACGATGACTTTATCAGAGAGGGTACTGCCTTTGAAGGGCAACACCTCGTCAAGGGCTTTGATGTAGACCACGCCGCTGGCAACGCTGTTGCCTGTGATCTCACAGCCTTTGAGGATTACCAGCTCGCCTGCCATTGCCCCAAAGGTATTAAAGAGGCTGTAAGCATCCTGCATATAGTCGAGAGTGTTGGCTTCAAAGGGGAAGCCGCCTGTGTGTTTTAAGTTGAGTTTATTCATTGTTTTAAGCGTCTTTTAAAAGGTTTTTAAATCGGGTTTCAAGGGTTACGAAGTCCTGAAGGTTTACGAGGTTAATGGTGGGACCTACGTTGGTGGTAAAGCGCATCCGTTTAATGGCTGCCAGTAGGTCGGCGATGAGGGTGGTAAGGCTCTCGCGGTGGTTTTTTACCAATAGCTTCTCGTCGAGGATGAAGCTGGCTCTCTCGGTATTTACCTCAAAGGCTTCGATGCTTTCAGCGTGCAAAAGGAAGGGCTTGGTGTCGCTATTTTCAATGATGCCGAGTAGGGCAAGGCTTCCTACCTTCGGCTTGAGGTAGAGGCTGCCAATGCCGAGCAGTACACCGAGGAAAGGCAGGTCGCTGTCTAAGTCGGTTGCCTCACAGGTTTTTTCTTCCCAATTGATGGAGCTTACACGTGCCCACTGCACTTGGGTGGGTACTTGGCTTTTGATGTTCTTTGCCATCAGTGAGGTAAATTCGTCTACTATATTCATTTATTAGGGGTTAGGGGTCAGTGATTAGGGGTTAGTAGCTTGTGCAGCACGCACCCCTATTTCTATTTCTTGACGGTATTGTGAGGCTTCGAGGGTTTTCTTTACGCGGTCTACATAATAGGTGCCGTGGCGGTCGGGGTAAAGGGTGGATGTGATCTTCACTTTATGCCCGTGTTGCACGCTGGGGGTGCCGTAGGTGGTAAAGGTGCCTTCAAAGCCTTCGTGTTTGCTGAGTTCATACAGGCGACGTACTTCTTTGTCGAGTGCTTCTTGTGTGCTTACGTTCCAGCTCATATTGATGGTTGTTACAGGGTTCTCATCGCCGTACTCAGCTTTGAGTTTATTGCCTTTGCCGTGGGTGGCAGTGCCAACGATCTTTACGGTGCGTTCTTCCTTCGATAGGTATTTGAGGCTATTATCAGTACAGTTGCGCTCTAAGTCAAAGGTGTGATATTCATTTGGTTTGCTTACTTCTGAGTAGGGTTTGGCAACTGTTAATTTACCTTCTCTAATAAAGCTGTATATTGCCCATTCTTTTTGGAGCTTATCGAGCACTGCCCCAAGGGTGGTTTTGCTAAAACGTACAGCTCCAAGAGGTACATCGGCATCGGTGTTGATGGGTAGGCTCTTTACTATGTCAGTAAGGAACTTTTTCAGAGTTACGCTTGAGGCGGCGTAGTTTACAGGGAGCTGCCTTAGCTTCCACATCTCATCGGAGAGGGTGAGGCGTATAGGGAAGTCGGCGGATACTTGTGTGATGTAGCCTGTGAACTCTTCTACAAGGGTGCCGTTATAGCCCATCTTAATACTTACCTTGTCGCCTACCTTAAAGATGTCACGCACCTTTTGCTTATCAAAGTCGCCTACGTTGCGGGGTAGGACGATAGTTGCTGTGTCGGTGAGCATTTTCCAACTGCTTTCTATCTCTATGGCGGAGACTTTCTGCACCTTAAAGGGTAATCCTTTCAAGGGGTAAAAGGTAATTTCGGTTTGTAGGGCGAGGGTCATAGCTTATAGATGAGTTCAAAGGGTTCGTCGCTGATGCAGTTTAGTTCTATGGGAATGACGTTGGGGCTACCTTCGAGGCTGCGGATGTCAATGCTTTCTATGACTATATTGTGTATGTTCTTCCACCCAAAGAGTTCGCCTTCTACAGATATGCTCTGCACGGCTTCACTCCACTCAACGAGGCGACGCTCATACTCTCGGACAGTAAGTTCATCGGTGATGCAGAGGGTGCGGATGCGGATGCTCCAATCGTCGAAGCCGTAAATTTCTTTGACGGTGCCGTTGCCACCTATCACATCGGTACGTGTGAGCATCTTTGAGCGGGAGAAGTCTGCCATTGTGGCAGGGGGTAGCCAAAAGTCGGTAAGGGGTTTTTCGGTGATTTGCCCTTTGCTGTTGTAGAACTTATAGCTACCGCCTTTGAACTTGATGGGGAAGACAATGGGGGTGCCGAGGCGAGAGAGGCGTTTGGCTTCTTCGCTCTCGGCTACTTTCAGTGTGCTGTAAGTGATAGGGGTGGGCTTATCGCTGCCGATGGGTGCGGTAAGGTATACAGGCGGGGTGGTGCCGAAGGCTGCCTGAAAGAGTTGTCCTATGTTATAGCGGTTGTCCATTGCTTATTTTAATTTGCTTTTTGATGCGTTCATAATCTTTGCCATCACGTTCTAACTGTACTTTCACACGCTTCTCTATTGCCACAGGGTCGTGCTTTGCCTGTACCCACTCTACGGCGTTGATACCTACCAGTGGATCGCTTTTTAGGTTACCTTGGTAGAGTTGCAGCAAAAGAGCAACCTCTTGCAGCTCACTCTCACCAATGACAAAATCGCCACCGATGATTTCTAAATCGTTGTCTTTTAGTAAAACGTCTTTCATATCTTAGAGGGTCACTATGGCATCGCGCATACGGTCATTGATAAGTCCGATAACTTGGTTAGCAGCTGACTCCTTGCTACCTATGTTCTTGTCAATGGTAAAGGTGTTCGTCATCTGTATATTTACATTGATAGTCTTACTACCCCCACCCCCTGAGCCGCCACCTATGCTGAGTGTATCAGCTTTGCCACTGCTTTTATCACCACTTTTGTTTGTAGCGAGGTCTGCCCCTTTGCCATTAGTGTTATCTCCAATAGCAGAGGCAGGTGATAGTGTACCACTGGAAGCAGGTTTTTTAACAGCTGTCTCCTTCTTCTCATCACTTTTCCAATGGAGGGACTGCCCTGCTTTTTTAAACTCTTCAGCAGCTTTCTTACCTGTCTCTACTGCCTTTTTAGCACTGTCAGCAATAGCTTGCTTACGGGCTTCAGTATCGGCGTGTATCTGTGCCAGCATCTTGTTGTTCTCAGCTTTATCGCCGATACCCATTGCATTCTTAAAGTTGTACCAACCCTCTTTAATCTTATTGATACCAATCATTAAGCCATTGACAAGTGTATTCCAGTAGAGTTTTACCCCTTCTACCCACGTTTGAACCAGTAGCTTTGCACCGTTCCAAGTGTGTTTCCAAGCCTCACCCCAGCCACTAACTTTTGAGGCAAGGTAAGCAATACCAGCGATAAGTGCTCCTATGGCTACAATGATAATACCGATAGGGTTGGCTGATAAAGCTACATTCCACAGCCATTGCGCTGCGGTGGCAATCTTTGTCCATACAACCATCAGCTTTTGGGCAACAACTGTCTTGCTGAGCCAAGAGCCAAAAGAGGTGATAATAGGACCCAGTCCTGACCACGCCGCCCCTAAGTCGCCTGCCACTGAAACAGCGCCACCTAAGGCATCACCCATCACACCTAAGTACTTAAAGGCACCAAAGCAAGCGATCTTCACATCTTCAAGCCACGCGTGTACGCGGCTCATCTTCTCACTCCAACCACCCATCACTGTCTGCGATTGCTCTACTGCTACGTTGGTGCCTGTTATCTGTGCGGTGAGTTCTGCCTGTGCATCGGCGGTATTAATAAGCCCTTGTGCTGCTTGGATATTCTCAGCACCAAAGACAGCTGCCAGCACATCGGTATCCTTCCCTACTTTTTGCAACTCCCTAAGACGCTCAGCAAACGGCAGCGCAGTGTCGGACACCTTCTGCATATTTACCCCATAGGCTTTGAGCATTTCGGTTGCCTCTTTAGAAAGTGCTGATGGGGCATTCATCTTGATAAGCACGTTACGCAATCCTACCCCTGCTTCTGCCCCGTATTTACCACTTTGGGCTAAGGCTTGAAGGGCGGCATTGGTCTCTTCAAAACTCACATTAGAGAGCTTTGCAGCACCCCCAGCATTTACAAGAGCTTGGGCTATCTGAGGCACTTCGGCAGCACCTTCTTTGGCTCCTGCTGCCATTACGTTCATCATTCGCTCCATAGCCCCAGCGGCTTCAATGGGGTTGGTAAGGTCTACTCCGAACTGTAGCATTGATGTAGTAAGCGCATCGGTAGCACCTACTACATCACCGCCCATTGTCTTAGCAAGCGTATTGGCATATTTACCCATCTTAGAGAGTGCCTCATCGCTTTCGCCTATCTGAGGACCCAAACGCGAGAGGATGGTCTGAAAGGTAGAGAGGTTATCAGTAGCACTACCGCCAAACTCTTTGGCAAGGTCGCGTGCACGACTGCCGAGTTTATCCAATCCTTCGCCTGTAATGCCTGTGATTGCCGAAACATCTAAGAGTGCCGCCTCGTACTGTTCGCCCGTTTGTGCCCCACGAGAGAAAAGCCCTAAGAAGCTACTCAGTCCCTGTGAGGCTGCTTGCCAATTGATAGCAGAGAGCTGGCTAAGACGTTCCCTAAAAGTACTTACCTTTTCAGTAGCTTCCTCTACCTTCTGCTGTGCACGGGCTATTACGCTGCTAACATTGTCAGTAGCGGAGAAAGTCCAAGTGGTAGTGTAACTGCTCATCTAAGGGGTTGCTTTAGAGAAAAATTCGTTAAGGGTTTCAATAAGGGCAAGTTTTGTAGCACGATAATGAAGTCGCTCTTCGCACTTCAGGCGAAAGTCTATTGCCCGAAAAGTGTGGATATACTCCTCATCTTCCATAGCGGTGGGGTCTTTATCGGTATAGGCTGTGATAAGGGCGTCAATACCTTCGAGGAAGTCGTAGGTATCAAGCTCTAACAGCGACCCCTCTATACTTTTTTTAAGGCTACCTTCGCCGTCTCAATCATTGTGCTGAGCTCAGTAATGAGCCCCATATATACGGAGGCATCGCTTTCCATTAGCTCGGTGTCGCCGACAAGGACGCAGTTTTTTACCACTGCTTCGTTGATTTTCTCGGGAGCATCTTTGTACTCCTTGCTGGTGATGAGGCTCAGTAGGCTTTTGCTGGGCTTCTTCACTAAGAAGCAGGCAGGCTCCTCACTTGGGGTGCCGTCCTTATCAAAGGTGGTGCCCGAAGGGTATACCTCAATTTCACGCACTACACGTGGGTATTTAGCTTTGAAGTCCTCTAATTCTGCTTGTGTGTATGGTTTCATCTTACTTATTTAAATTATTGTTTACCTTGCTGTGGCTTAGATGTTCCAGTCGATGTGGGAGATGATCAGCTCGCATTTTACGGCTATGGAGCCGTCGCCTTGCTTTACATCTACGCCGTTGCCTGTGAACTCGACGTTGCGGATAGCGTCCTTTTGGATGGTGCTGTCTTTCTTTTCGTAGGCGGCGATCATATCAAAGGGTTCTATGTCTTGAAGGCGTTTGCCTTTGGGCAGTGAGGCGAGGATGGCGTCTATTTCTTCTTTGAGAAGGGTGATAGAGGCTTTTGCTTCGTAGTTGCTTTCGGAGCGACCTACGGGGTAGGCGCCTGCTGCCATTACGTTTTCTTTTTTGGTGGTGTCGGAGTAGCTCAGCTCGGTGATGCCTACTACATCGCGCCCTAAGAGGTTGAGGGTGATGTTGTTCCAGCCTTGGAGCTTTCCGAATTGGTTTATAATTGTTGTCTTTGCCATAATGTTATAACTTGTCGGGGTGACCGACAGCGTTTTTATTAAATTTTGTTAGTGAGTCCTACGTTGCCCTCAATGATGTAGAGGATGTCGGGCATTACGATGCGCAGTACGGCGATGAGGGGTTTGTCCTCATCTACGACTTGCTTGGGGCTGATGCTTACCTTTAAGCCGTCGATTTCGCCTGTGGTGAGCATTTGCTTTTCGATGGCTTTGCTGGCAAGTTCTTGCAGGGCGGTTACAGTGGTGTCCTTCAGGTAGCCTGTGGTGGGGTCTTTGGGCAGTTTGGCTTGTATGCGTGGTGTGGTGGTACGGCGCAAGATGCGGACTGCTTTGTTCCATACGCGGTTGTTCTGAATGTAGCTGTAATCGGAGGCTTTGCTGGTGCAGGTGGGGGCTGCTGAGAAGTAGATGCCTGCGGTGTCGGGGTAGCTTCCTGCTATGATATAGCCCCTATCTTTGAGCAGCTTAAGTTGCTCATTGCTGAGGGCGTCGGTGCTTACACCTGTGGAGATGCTTGCTGAGATAAAGCGTTTGCGCCCTGTATCAGTCAGAGGGTAGGTGCTACCGCCTTTGGCATCTTCGGGTTTGGTTTCGATGTCCACGGAGCCTAAGCTCTCGCTGACGTTGCGCACGGCGAGCATACCGAGGGCTGCCCCGATGGCGGCGTAGTATTTGTAGTGCTCAGATAGGGCGGCAATGGCACTATCTTGGGCGATGACTACGGAGACTTGTGGGGCTGCTTTCTCTTTGAGGTTGGGGAGGCTATTGATGGCTAAGCCTTCTTTGCCTTTGCCTTCCAACAGGAGAAAGTCGATGAGGATGCCGTCTTTCTTTACGGCATCGATGATAGTGGTTTGCAGCTGGTCTACATCAGTAGCTACGGTGGAGAGGTCATTGTCAAACCCAAAGGCAGCAATACCTTTAATATTGGAGTTGCCTCGTAAGGTTTTTAAGATTACCTCAGCTTTGTCTTGGAGTTTTACACCTGCTTCTACGGGCAGGAAGTAGATGGTGCACGCAGGGGCTAATCGGAAGACCTCGGAGAGGTGGTGATGTGCCAGCGTGTGGTTGTTGGCATCGAAGCTCTCAGTAATGCCAAGTGCTTCGGCGTCTTTGAGCTGTATGAGCAACTCTGCTTTGTCGGCAGTGAGCTGTGTGCCTGTGGTGGGGATAGCCCCCACCAGCAAGAACACATTGTCGGCAGTATCCTCAGTGCGACCAAGTCCGCCGTCTGCTTTTTTTACTCTAAATCCTTCTAAATATCCCATTGCTTACTTTTTTGATTTGAACCACGAACCATTACCTTTAGTGTTTTCTCCCTCTGAGGAATCTGCACTTTCATCCTTTGGGACTTCATTCTTAGCCTTACCTTCTCTTTTGAAAGTATAAACTTTCATCTGACCCGAAGCGTGAAGATGAGCGCGGTTTTCATCAAAGAATACCTGTCCATCTTCGGTAACATATACCTCTTTGAGTCCATTCTTTTCTATTACTCCTTGAGCTCTCAATTTGAGCTCTTCTATACTGAATGTTTCCATTTCTAAATACTGTTTAAATTGTTTTTAAAAAGCCGTGCAAACGTTCATTGCCTGCACGGCTGGTGCTCTCTTTTAGCCTGAGACAATGGCTGCCGTCCCCTCGTCTTTGATAGCCACACAAACGAAGTATAGCTCAAAGCCAATGGTATGTTGGCGATTTTCAGGGTCGTCTTTCTTATCCCTCGCATAGCGGGTTACAGGACCTGTTGCCTTTACGGTATAGTTCTTGTGGAACACGATAGAGGCTTCTTTTCCTTGTGCTGCTACCCCAAAGGCTTCTTTCTCACCATTGTTGTAGGTAGGTGCGTAGGTACTTTCGTAAACCTCAAACCCGTAGTAGTTAGAGGCTATTTGCCCTGTAGCAGTGTTTTGGTAACGGGTTTTGAAAGTAAGATCTTCCAAAAGCAAATCCGCTACGTGATCAGCACAGAGCACCAACACACGCCCTCCCTTAGGCACTTTGAGCTTATCAAGCTGCTTTTTCAGGTTGATGAGGTCTTTGGCTGTCAGCCGCTTTCTACCATTTTCATCTGCTTCACCTGTGGTAGTAAGCACGGGTGTTTTTGCAGTGTTTTTCTGTGGAGCGATGGACTGCAAAGCGTGCTGTGCGGTTTCATCCTCAAGGGTTTCGCGATGTTGTTGCTGCACATCACTTACTTTTTCATAAGGGAGTGCGTACAACTCATCGGTGGTTACAGCGGTGTTGGTGGTTTCATACTTGTGAAGTGAAACTACTACTCTACCGTCTTCACGCACCTTATTACTGATAGGATAGGTTTTGTTATCTATCAATACCTTAGGTGCAGCACCTTGAACAGGTATTTTGATAACTTCGTTTCCTACCCATCCATTCTTACTCTTTACGGCACCAAGCCAAGTGTTCTCGTGCCTAAAATTTTTGATAAGCTCAGCTTCTGCCAGCTCATTCTTTACTGCTAAATTTTCTGATTTTATGGGCATTTTACTTACTGTTTAAATACTGTTTGTTGAGTTGAGCAACTTTTTCGGGGTCGCTGTCAATGAGAGCCTCAAGGGCTTCAGGGTCTTTTTCAATATAGTCTTCGATAGTCCAGCCACTGTGGTCATCAGCCGAGGCATTAGGCTTGTGGTTGATGGTTTCAGAGGCGGGGGTTACACCTTGCATTTTGTCAAGGAGGTCTTTGGTTTTGTCGTACTCAGCAGTAGCTAAGCCTACATAAGTCTCTTTGAGGTCAGCGGTGATTTTACGTTCTAAGATAGCTTGATTAACGAGCTTTTCGGCACGCGTTTTAGCGGCTGCTTGTTCATCAGTTTCTTTTTCTCTGAGCGCATTAATGCGCGCTGTGATTTGCTCGTCGGTGGCGTCTTTTGCCAAGCCGAGTGAGGCGATTAGTTTGTCTCTATCCATTTTTTGTATATTTACTTTTTTGTTGTTTTCTTGTTTGGGGGCTGGTATTTTAGGGCAGCCGCAGGCTTGCATCATTGCAAGGGTTTGATCGTTGTACTCGGGGGTGCCATCAATGATTTGGGTGATAAGGCCGAGGGAGAGTGCTTCGGAGGCGTCGAACCAATAGTCTTGTTTCCAAAGGGTGTTTATCTCTTCTTCGGTTTTATTAAATCGTTTGGCGTAGGTGGTGCGGTAGAGGGTGGTGATGTTCTCTAAGGCTTTCATATCGGCTTGCATCTGATCTATATTGCCTGTGAACTGTGTCAGGGGCTTGTGGATCATAAACTGTGAGGAAGCGTAAGCCTCAGCGGGGAAGTGTGCCATTATATAGGTGCCTGCGCTGGCAACCAGTGCGCCTGCTTTTATCTTTACGCTTTGAAGGCGGCGGAGTTGATTGACGATTTCGGAGGCGTCGTAAACGGAGCCGCCTTCGGTGTTGAGATAGACGGTGGCGATTTTGATGCCTTGGCGGAGTGCCTGATCTATTTCATAGCGGAGGTCGTCGGCAGTCCATCCGAAGTAGATGCGCCCTGTGATGCGGAGCTCTAATGCATCGGCGTTGATATGTGCGATTAGGTTTTTCACGTTTAATACTTTTGACGGTGCAAAGTTGCGACAAGTGGGGATTGTGGGCAAATAGCTGTCCCAAATTGGGCAGTGATTTACACTCAATTTGGGTGTGATTTACTGCCTAATTTGGGACGGGAATTTTAAGGGGTGGTGTGGTGGGAGTACCTTTGCGGCAAAGTTTTAAGAATATTATGGCACGGAGTGTAGAAGAAATAGAAAATGAGATTTATAAGGCTAAGGAGAATGAGGGGGCACTTGTGGAGCTTAACAGCACTTCGAAGGTGGCTGTGTGGCGCTTGTGGGTGTATATCATTGCTTTTGTGATACAGAGCCTTGAGAAGTCGTTTGAGTTGCACAAGGCGGATATAGATGAGCGGCTCAGTAGGCTTAAACCTCATACAGCGCGCTGGTATCGGGAGAAGGCGCTGGCTTTTCAATATGGGTTTAACTTGCTGGCAGAAAGTGATCTTTTTGATAATAGGGGGAAGAGTGAGGAGCAGATTGCTGCCTCGAAGGTGGTGAAATATGCTGCTGTAACGGAGGGTGAAGGTGCTACACGCTTGATTGTGAAGATAGCGGGGGAAAAGGATGGGAAGCTCTCACAGCTGAGTAGTGATGTTGAAAAATCGTTTGGTGCGTATATGGCTCGGATTAAGGATGCTGGGGTGCCTGTGACGGTGATTAATTATTTGCCTGACCAGTTAAAGCTGCATCTTGAGATTGTGCGCGATGCTTTGGTGCTTGATAAGAATGGCACTGACATCACCTCAGGGGAGAAGCCTGTAAGGGATGCTATTGAGGGTTTTATGAAGGAGTTGCCCTTTGATGGTGAGCTTTCAGTGCAGAAGTTGGTGGATAAGATACAGGGGGCTCGTGGAGTGATGGATGTAGCGCTTAAAGAGGTACAGACGCGTTGGATTGACCCTCTGAAGGGTTCGTACGGGGACTGGGAGAGTATCAATATTATAAAGGTGCCTGAGAGTGGGTATTTTGCAGTGTACTTGGGAGAGGATGACCCTGTGGAGGTACGCTCGTCTGTAAGGTATATACTTAAATCGGAGTTATGATGATAGATAAGATCATAAAGTATTCGGCTCAGAGGTTGGGTATAGGGCAGCTACCTACTTTTTTGCGCAAACGCAAGATGGTGGCGTGGCTGAGGAGTTTGTTGCAGCCTTTGGAGAGCTTACACGGCTCTTTTATCACGGAGCGCGCGGATGCACTTTATAGGCTTAGCCACAATGGACAGGTGTGCTACCTTGAGAAAGTGCTTAATGATAAATACGACCCTGAGAGGAAGCGTATCTATATCACTGATGGCAATAAGCACAGCCGCACTTATATATACACACGTGCAGAACAGCGCCCTAAATACTTGGGGAAGCTATTTTTGCAGCTCAGAGATGCTTATGCAGATACAGGGGTGGATTTTATCGTGAAGGTGCCACAGGAGCTTTACAAAGAGAATGATTATGAGAAAATGGCGCTGATTGATTATTACCGATTGGCATCAAAGAGATATAGGATAGAACCTTTTTAAAGACACATAAAATGCTCAACACAGAAGAACTTAAAAGAGATATCAAGGAAGCCTTCAAAGCAGAACAAACCGAAGAGGAGGACTATGAGGCAAGCCTTGATAGGATTTCCAGTAAGATAGCGGAAGCTATTGTAAAGCAGATTAAGAATGTAAAGATAACTTACACCCAAGGCTTAGCTTCACAAAGTGGGGGCGCGGTCAGTGGTGTATTCAATTATACCATAAGCTAAGATGAACACAGTGGATATATTTACAGCACTCTTTGGGATGGGTTTTATAGGTACGGCTATCGGGTGGATAGTGGAGCGCAAAAAGCGTAATGCTGAAACCCAAACCATTGACATAGAGAACCGAGGCAAGCAGATACAGCAGTATAAGGATATGTTGGACGATTTGCCTGTGCGCTATGAAAAGAAGTTTAAAGAGTTTGAAGAGTTGTACAACCGAAAGATTCAGCTCTTAGAGGATGAGATTGCAGTGCAAAAGCGGGTGATTGCCTCACTTAAAGCAGAGAACAGCGAACTGAGGAAAAAGATAAAAGGATATGCAGATAATAGTATTACATAATCAATCTCTATTAGATGCTTGTTTGCAACACACAGGCAGCCTTGAGGGGCTTTTTGACTTGGCTTTGGCAAACGCTGTAAGTCTTACTGATGAGCTCAGTGCAGGGCAAAGCCTTCAGGTGCCTGATGCAATAGCTACTGACAGGGATATTCTTGGCTACTATACGGCTCGTGGGTTGCAGCCTGCTACTGCCTTCACTGAGGAGGATAAGCAAATCCTCGACCGCAAAGAGGGTATTAGCATTTGGGCTATTCATCTTGATTTTATAGTGAGTTAGTGGTCAGGGGATAGAGGTTAGAAATGAGTATAAACTAAAAGCTAAGATATGGCAAAAGAGACAGAAAAGAAAGCGGCACGCATTTTATTTGTAGAGCAGCATAAAGGCTCTGAGGAGATTGCAGTGCAGCTGAGTGTAAATAAGCGTACGGTAGACCGCTGGGTAAAGGAAGGGGAATGGAAGAGGATACGGGATGCGAAGACGAATGCGGGCAAGGAGCGCATTGAGCGTTTGCAGCAGGTGACTGATTCGCTCACTGAGGAGCGTATACAAATCATTGAGCGTATTAAAGTCCTTGAGCAAGAAAAGGACAGTGTGGACGACAGCTCGGAGGTGGCTAAGGAACTGTACGATTTGCGCCGACAGAGTGCCACTATTGACGATGCTATTGCGAAGTGGAATAAGCGCATTGAGAGTGTGAACAAGGAGACGAAAATCACTCTTACGGTGTATATGGAGGTGATGGAGAGCGTCTTTGATGCGCTGCGCAGCTTTGACCAAGGGCTTTATATGCAGACCCTTGACTTTCAGGAAGCACACTTGCACGAGATAGCTACTAAGTTATGAAGCAGATAGATAAACTAAAACAGGAGCGTTACTTGCAGAAGCTCGCTTTTGCGCGTTCCTCTGGGGCTCGCTTTGCTGGGGAGACCTCCGAGGAGCGCAAGACTGCCATTGAGGCGTGCCGCAAAGACCCTGCTAAGATGGTTGCCCGATACTTTGCTCACTATGCTGATGCGCCTTGTGCTGACTTTCAATTGCAGTGGGCGGCAATGGTAGGGAAGAACCCTGCTTTTAAGGGTTTTTGTCAGTGGGGGCGTGCGCTTGCTAAATCGGTGTGGAATGACATTTTTATTCCTTTTTGGTTATGGCTGCGCGGCGAGCCTGTGTACTTGGTGATCATCGGCAACTCACAGGAGCGTGCCGAGCAGCTGCTTGAGGATATACGGGCGGAGTTTGAGGTAAATGCTCAAATCCTCGCTGACTTTGGTGAGCAGAAGCAGCTTGGCAGTTGGGAAGATGGTTTTTTTATCACCAAAGGGGGCTTTATTGCTCAGGCATTGGGTATGGGACAGAATACTCGTGGGCTACGCGTAAAGAACAAGCGTCCGACCCATATTGTAGCGGACGACTTAGAGGATAGGGAGATCAATAAAAACCCGCGCCGTCAGGCTGAGATAGCCTCGTGGATAGATACGGCTGTTATCCCCACGATGGATGGTAAGTACAGGCGTTTTATTCAGGCGAATAACCGCTTTGCTCCTGTGATGATACAGACCCTTTTGCAGGAGAAGCACCCTACTTGGCGCGTGCATCAGGTGAATGCCTACGACCCCGTAACTTTCGCTCCTACGTGGGCAGGGAAGTACCCTGCTGATTACTTTTACGACTTGGTATATGGTGATAATGGCATCGGTGAGTTGGCGGGCAATGCTGAGTACAACAACGCTCCACACGTGGAGGGGGTGGTATTCAAAGATGAGCAGTTTCAATGGGTGCCGCTGCCGCAGTTGCGCACTATGGAGTACATCATCGGGCATTGGGATATTGCCTATGCTGGCAACACGACCAGCGACTACAATGCTGTGGTGGTGGAAGGATTAAAGGAAGGGCGTTTTTACGTGATAAATACCTTCTGCCGCCAAAGCAAGATGCGCGCTGCTGTGGAGTGGATGTGCGACTTTCAAAGGGGGTTGCCTGCCACGGTGGTGGTGCATTGGCAGTACGAGGCGCAGTTCTGGAATGATGAGGTGCAACGTGTATTAGAAGAGGTGCAGCGCGAGCGAGGGGTACGCCTGAATATCTTTAAGCGCACTCTTGATAAGAGCAAGAAGTTCGATCGCCTGATGAGCTTGCAGCCTTACTACCAAAATGGGCGTATCTACTACAACGAAAAGCTCAAAGGCTCGGTAGATATGCAAACGGGCACGGGGCAACTCAAGGGGATAGAGCCTAATTATAAGGTGCACGACGACTGGGCTGATGCGCACCAAATCGCGACCAAAGACCTCGAAGCCTATATGCCCGAGAAGACCTTTAAGGCGGTATTTGTAAAACCCAAAGGCATCAACCGCTGGTAGTCGGTACGAGTGCTACGAGCACACCGAATTATATAAGTATTAGTTATGCAGTATTTAAAGAAAGAACAGTTAATATCGAAAGCCTTTGAGCGCTCGATAGATGAGAGTAGCAAAGACTTTGAGCAGGCGCTTGCTGAAAGTGAGAGTGAGCATATCGCCATTTTTAAAAGTCTTTTAAAACGCTTTTACAATGTAGAGGCTATCTTCGACAAAGATAAGCCTATCTACAACCCTCTGCTGGGGCGTATCCTCACCTTCTTAGTGCTTTCGGATGTGTTCTCGCGCAATGCCTATCGCAAGTACAACGCTAATAGTTTTACTGAGAAGAACAAAGAGTGGGCTGAAAAAGAACTGGAAAAGCTCTCTAAGGGTATCATCATCTTAGAGGACTTGCCTAAGAAGCCCGACGACCCTAACAACAAGAAAGCCGACAGCATTTTCGGCAACCTCAGAAACGAGGATTTTTACATATAGAGATGAATATATTTAGCAAAGCATACCAAAAGATAGAAGGCTTTGTACTGCGTAATGCCTCGTACTTAGCCTTAAAAGCAGCCTTGGGCACTTCTCCACACAGTAGTGCCCCCAGTACTACCCTTCAGCATAGGGCTAAGATGCTCCGCGTGCAGACCTTGCAGAGTTGGAAGAGTGCTGTAATGCTTGCCACTGACCCCGAGAACCCCGATAAGGCTCGGCTGCGTGAGCTTTATGACAATTTAGAACAAGACAACCACCTCGGCTCGGTGGTCGAAAGCCGCATTGCCAAAACTCAACAATCGCCTTTCAGGGTGGTAAATGAGCACGGCGAGCGCAACGATGAGGCTAAAAAGCTCTTCGAGACGGTGTGGTTTCAAGACTTTGTAAAGTACGTGCTGATGAGCAAATTTCAAGGCACTACCCTCTTAGAGCTCATCAAAACCGACGGAGAAGGACGCCTTACTGAAGTTACCGAAATACCCCAAGGACACTTCAACGCCCTGAGAGGTATCATCCTCAAAGAGGTAGGCGACACCACAGGCACCTCGTACAAAGACGGCAAACTCAGCAACTATTACATCCAAATAGGCAAAGACTACAACGACCTTGGGCTCTACACCCTGGTCGCCCCCATCGTCCTTGCCAAAAAACTCGGCTTAGGCTCGTGGTTAGACTACATTGAAAAGTACGGCGTTCCACCTCTGTTTATCACCACTGACCGAGACGACCAAACACATATAGACAAGCTGCGTGAAGCCGCCGAGAACTTTAAAGCCAGCCCCTTTATGATAGGCGTAGGTGCCGATAAGTTTGAGATACCTAACCTCACAGGCGGCAACAACGGCGAGGGCGTATTTGATAGCCTTATCAAGCGCGCCGACAATGAGATATCCAAACGCTTCTTAGGCGGCACAGGATTAACCGATGAAAAGGGATTTGTAGGCTCAGTAGAAGTGCAGTTTGAGCTTGCCTCTTTCCGCTTTGAGTCGGACAAGATACTGGTAAAGCACTACATCAACACCTACCTCATCCCGCTACTGGTCAAACTCTCACCCCTCTATGCCCCGCTTGCTTCCTTGCGCTTTGAGTGGGACGACGAAGAACCTATGACCACCGAGAAGCTCTGCAATATCGTTCAAACCCTCGGCGCACATTACGACTTCGACCCTGAGCAGGTGGAAGCAATCACAGGGCTTAAAATCGTAGGCATCAAAGATACCACGCCAACGCTCACAGCGATTGGGAACGAAAAAAAAAAGCCCTGACGGGGCGTAATCAGAGGTCAGCAGTCAGAGGTCAGTACGATAAAAATGCAGCGTGGCAACTCAAAAAAGCCTTAGAACGCCTTGAAACCCTTTACAGTGGGCTGAACTGTGATTGCCATACCCACCTCAAAGCTGAAAGCTCGAAGTTCGAAGCTCAGTTTGATATGGCTGCGTGGCTTAAAGTAATAGAGCAGATCGCTCGCGACCGCTACGAGGGCAAAGTACAGCGTGGGCAGCTCTCCAATGCGTATATACGCAAAACCTACGAGGAACTCAATGGAGGGCTTGCCAGCGGCTTCGGCACTGAGAATATGCGCGTAAACAAAGAGATGGGCACCATCGCCCCTGAAGTGTTACAAATGCAGCGTAACCTCTTTAAATTCAGCGGGGCAAAGAACTTCGTAATGGCTGAGGACATCAACCGCATACTTACCTCAGAGAAGGGTAAAAGCTGGGGGAGCTTTTGGGAAGAAGTGCAGAAGCTCAACCCTAAGTACAACAAAAACTACCTACAAGCTGAGTGGCAAACTGCCAAGCAAGCAGGCTATCACGCAGCGGGGTGGCAGGAGTATCAGCGCAACAAAGACCTCTACCCCAACCTAAAGTACAAAACCCAAGGCGATAATAAAGTGCGCGATGAGCACCGCCTTTTAGAGGGGTACATTGCTCCTATTGATAGCGACTTTTGGAAAACTTACTACCCACCCAATGGCTGGCGTTGTCGTTGCTATGTGGTGCAAACCGCCGAAGAACCTACTGCATCACCCGCACCTACCCTCACCGATAAGCAACTGCCAAAGGAATTTCGAGGTAATGTAGGCATCACAGGGCAGGTATTTAAGGAAGACAATAGCGAGGGCGGCAAACCACACCCTTACTTTGCACTTTCTAAGCAATCGCCTGACTTTAAAAAGGCTTTTGAACTCAGTAAACTTGCAGCACCTTATACCACTGTTTACGAGGCTAAGAATGGTGCAAACGTACAGGTAAGCCCCTTTGCCGATGAAAAGGACTTAAACGACAATATAAAGACCGCTATGGTGATTGCTGATAAGTTAGGCGTAACAATGAAAATACGTGCAGACTTAGATCACAATATAGTACATACAAAGAACCCAGAGTATGAGATAAATGGCTTGAAAGCTGATAGAAAAGAAGCATCTTCCTACTCAAGCCTAAAGAGCCATTTAGAAACAGCTAAAAAGCAAGGTGCAAATAGCATTGTCTATGATATTACAAAGGGGTTCAAAGAGTGGAAGCCTTCTAAGGTTACAAAGGAATTAGTCAGAAAGATAAATAACTTTATACAGAAAGATTGGCTACAAGAGATATACTTTGTAAATGGTAAAAAAGCTATATCTTTCACAAGGGAAGAGCTTTTTGAAGACTATACAAAGGTAATTACTAAATTAGATGAGTTGTATAAATGAGCAAAGCCCTGATAGTTACTATCAAGGCTTTGCTCTGGTAGCGGGAGGAGGCTTTCGCACTCCCCCCGCATCCAACTTTCGTTGGACATCGGCGCAAAGGTACGAAGTATTTTTGAACTTGCAAGCATTTTGTTTAAAATATTTTTAAAAAGTTTTTAAAGCGTATGGAAAACACCCCCGATTTTGAAGCCTTAGCCCGTGAGGCTCTGAAAGATACACCGAAGCGTATCGCTGAGACGGCTCGTAACTTTTTTATGCAGTCATTCATAAAACAGGGCTTTACAGATGCTTCTTTTATCCCTTGGGTGCGTAGGCGTGATGCTTTGCCTCATAAGACGCTATCGCTATCCTACGCCCTGAAAAACAGCTTGCGTATTGCCCGCGCTGACCTGAGCAAGGTGATGATTACAGCAGGCGAAGGTTTGCCTTATGCAGCTATCCACAACGAGGGTGGCACCATTACCGTAAAGGTAACGGAGCGTATGCGGCGGTACTTTTGGGTGATGTTTAAGAAGACAAAACAGGAACGCTATAAGTGGATGGCACTCACTAAGAAAGAGCACCTAACGATCCATATACCTAAGCGGCAATACATCGGGCAGAGCTACACGCTGGATAAGAAGCTCGAGGGCATTATCCTTGAAGAGATTAGAAGGGCAGAACGAAATTTAAACTTTGAATAACTATGGAGAATTGGCAAAACCTTTACAGAGAATTAGCAGAGCGCATCACCGAGAAGATGCCCGAGATACGCTGGGTAGACTTATGGCACAATCAAGTGGGCTTTTTAGAAGATGAGCACCCACTGCCAACCCCTGCGGTTTTCATTGCTTTTCGTAGCAACAGCACCCAAGATGCGGGTGAGTTGGCACAGATAGTAGACCTACAAGTGGACTTTTACCTCTTTTACGAGACGTTTTTAGATACTTTTCACGGGGCTTATAATATGGATGGGGCTTTGGACTTTACAAAGAGTTTGGACACCTTATTTGGCATCTTTCACGGCACTACGGGAGAGAATTACAGCAGTATGCGCCGTACTGCCTTTGCCCCTGTGGATACAGGGAGTGCGGGCAACCTCTATCAGGTGAGCTTTGAGTGCAAACTGCAAGACACCAGCGCAATGAAGTACTACGAAGGGGTAAAGGCATCGTTACAGGTGCAAGATGAGAAGGGGGAAAACAACTACTTTATCCCACACGGTTAAAGACGATGTTCTCAATAGTGCGGGGTTTGAGGTAGTACTTTGCCGATAGTTTGCCGACAATATAGTCGTGCTTATAAATGTTGTCTTTGCTCATAAGAGCGTAATCATCACGAATACACTTGTGCTTGTATTGGGTGTTAGGTCGTTTTGTTTGCATAGGATAAAGAAGTATTTAGGCGGCAAAGATACGAAGAAGTGTGTAAATATGCAAATAGTTGTCAAAGGGATATAAGTAAAGGGCTCG